GCTATTTTACCGACAACACTCAACCTTTCATACAAAAACACACATCCCATCAATAATCATTCAAACGCAAACAATTCCCTAAACCTATAACCCCATTTACTTAACAAGATAGATAGATATATATATCAGTAATGAAATAATAATAATATTATCAATTAAATTACGCATCACCAAAGTTGACAGCATCCGACAAGTCAATAGCCAGGTTATTCCAGTTGTTGCCACGGCTTGCGAATGGCACACTAATCGAGCTGCTATTGAATATCTGAGATGCTGCTGCCAGTCCATAAATTCTCAATTTATCTGGCAGTTGGTAAACGGCTTTCGTACCATCAGCTGACATCATGCTTGTTTTGATTGTGCTCATCATTTTACCACTGTCCTTCTCCAATTCTTGCAACTTCTTGTAACTGGTAGCGCTCAATCCACCATAAGATAATCCATTCATCAACGTTTGATAATCAAATCCTCTACTCATATATACAAATTGCAATACATCAATTGGAGGATACTCGTCACCTCCACGACAACACAACGCAATGGCAATGAATGATAACTCACGCTTGAGTGTATTGATATTGTACTTATTGTTTGATAACATCGCGTCTATCAATACTTCTGATTTAAGTCTAGCTGCTTTCAATTCGGCCACGAAAGTTGAAGTTGCCTCTTTGAACATGTCAGCGTAACTCTCATCGCATAATTCGTTCCAATCTATAACATTTAAAACAGTAACGGTATCACGCTCAACTGCATCACCAAATACTTCTGATCGAGTTGCCGCCTTCATGCGTTGCGACCTTTCCTTTTGTCTCTTTTCTTTATCAGCAAGTGATAGTTGATCAAATCGCTCATTCGTGCGGTATAGTACATCATTTTCTGATACTTCTAATACTAATAAACCTTCTACCGCCGCTTGCAAATGAATCTGTTTCACTGATTGTTTAATGTTCGCAAACGCGCCAATTCTCAGACTCGCATCCGATAAGAATTTGTGCATCAACGGTAAGCGAAGCATATGTTGTTGTTCAGGACGGTTGGAACGTTTGATGAAAGAATCCATGGTAAATGTGTTAAGCTTGTAAGAAAAGCGCTGTAAGAGTGGTGTAGGGAGATACTACTTTGTCGGTTTTGACT